GTTTACTATGCCAGAAACAGTCATTACATACACGAAGCTGTAAAACAATGCACCGAGTAATTTCCCGGTGCATTGTTATTAAATTTATTTTTCAGCTTGTTTGATACGCTTGAATACAAAATTTATCGTATTAGTTCGTGTATTGTCTTTCATTCCGGTATGATAACTTGCATCTCCAAAATTCGGAAAAACAGTCTCAACCGTTGTGTAAGCACTAACAAGTTCCCAGCCATCTTTACCATAAAGATTAAGAGAATTAGGAATAGCTGATGCTTCTGGAAAGTTTAGTGGTTGAGAGTTGCTTAACTCTATTAGTGCCTCTTTATCATTCGGACTATACACTGTGGGCAACTTGGATCCAGGGAATGATACAATAGTGTACTCCCATTGTTGAGGGGTTGCGTCCTTGTTGCTACAAGCACTCAGCAACAGAGCAAATAAAAGAATGAATATCGACTGTCTCATAGCCATTTTGAATTTGTTGTTATCAGTACCAATGTACGGAAAGTAGCGCAAAATTACTAAAAATCTTGCACCCAGACAAATGAAAAATCGCAACCTCCAGTTTATGACCGAAAATTGCGATTTTCATTTTGCTTGTGATACTTACCATAAAAGCCTTGTTATATTCCTCAGAACACCACCTTCTACCTTGTATAATCGTTGATTGGTCTTTGTAGAAGTGAGAGGACCTAACTTTTTGATAAATGGGCCAAATTTCAAGTAATCAAAATTTTTATATTCAGTAAAGACTGTGATAGTCTCTCCACCACTATACCAAGCTATTCTTAACTTAGGATAGTTGGCTCGAATGTGGCTGGCAAGTTCGTTAATCTCATCTGGCGCAATATCCCCACCCATAAACAAAACACAAGTAATGTCTTGCAGAGTTGAGTCTATCAGCATATTGAGATTTTCATAAGATAACGGCTCTCCAAAATCTTCCCATAGCTGTTTTGCATTACACCCCTTACATCTGAAAGGACAGTTAGTGATATTGATTACAAGAGACGCCTCACCAGGAATCTCTTGTGATCCTATCATTATGTCGCTATACTTCAGCATAAGGTCAACTGCATTTAGAATAGCCACAGGACGGACATGTCATGCACCCTTCTACCATCTGGATGGGCTCTCCACACTTGGGGCATTTGGGAGAAAGTGCCGGATTCTCAGCAATCTCGGAACTGTTATATATCCAATGCCCATCCAAAATATGACGATATGCTTGCATCTGTTCCAACTGCAATTCACGACACATATCAAGCAAAGCGTTACCAATTGCAACAGGACAACTGGAACCCTTGGAGGTATCTTTCTTAGTTGCTGTTCTCACAGCATAAGATGGACAAGTGCCACTTGACAGAAGCTGGTCAACGATAGCTTCTATTGGAGCTCCTGCACGAGCGGCAAGTGATGTCATACGAGAAAGACCTGTCATAAACAATGCACACCCACCCGTAGAACCTTTACTAAAAAATGTTTCAACCAATTCTCCAGTGTTCTTATCAAACCAAGCAGATAGATGAAGGGTGCCGCACCCGGTTTGCAAAGTTCTCTTTTTCCCAACAAGATCGTCAGAGGCTCTTTGTATTTCACCACGTTTAAGACCTGGTTTCTCTTCAGTTTTTTTCTCCTCTTTGGTTAGAATAGCCTGGCGCTGACAGCCATCACGCCAAATAGTTGTACCCTTCAACCCCTTTTTCCAAGCAAGAAGATAGAGATTGGCTACATCTTCAACTGTGGTAGAATTAGGCAAGTTCACGGTAGAACTGATAGACGCATCAATGAAGCGTTGTAACGTGGCCTGAACCTCTATACGTCTCTCATAAGGTATCTGTTCTGCTGACACAAAATATTCCGGGAGAGCATCACTCCCAGTCACTTTTTTATAATCAGCAACAATTTTTGAATCAACTTTATAATCGGTTTCTTCTTTATGGAGTGATACTGTGCGGCGATTGTATGAGAAAGCATAGTTTGGTTCAACTCCGGTGCTGACCTGAAGCATGGTGCCGATTGTTCCAGTGGGGGCGCAAGTGAGAAGCTGTGAATTGTAGAGACCGTATTCTTTAATCTCATACAATACTTCTTGGGGGAGGTCAAGATTGCGAATAAAATCGCACTTAGTCATCGCTTCCTTGATTTCGGGAGTACAATTCGGGAAACACCCTTTATCTTTGGCAAGCTGCAAAGAGGTTTTGACGGCTGTACTTGCAATCAGATGATAGATTGTTTTAATGACTGAAATAGACTCCGGCGCACCATATTTAAGACCGCACATCAGTAATAGATCTCCAAGACCCATAGTTCCCAGACCGATCTGACGCCAGCCTGCAACAGAATCACGTTGCTCCTGAAGAGGGTGCAATGGTAATCCTTCCATCAGCACGTCATTCAAGGCATAAATGGCGCACTCAACAGCTTTTGCAAGATCATCATACCTGATGATAGGATGGCCCGTAAATGGGTTCTCTACAAACTTGGAAAGGTTAATACTTCCAAGGAGGCAAGAACCACCAGCCGGCAGAGGCTCTTCGGCACAGTTGCCAGTGATACACCCATTTGCTATGAATGTGTGATTCTTTGGTTCGTTAAAGCAGAATACATCTTCTTTGCCACAAGGAACAATAGATTCAACTTTAATAAATCTGGTAGCATTACGATTAGGGGCACTAAATACCTCAACTCTATGAGTTTTTAATCCAGCTATTAGCAGAATCCGCATATTGGAAGCATTAATTGTAAGACGATAAGAGTCTTGACAATGATACTCCTTGGACTCACCCTTTACACTGGATGGCAGTTGTCTACTGTCTTCCTCGTGCATAAGAGAAATAACACCGGTGCTACCCAACGTATTGAGCATATATTTGATTTTCAAAAGAAAATCACGATTAATACTCGAAATTGATATAGCACCATCCTTAGAGATGCGAAACCCATCAGAGTCTATTATACCAGCCAGCCAATCCAGACGGTCTTGTACGCTAAAGGTAGTGTCGGGCACAAACTCTTTATGATACTTAACATTAACTGAATATGTAGTTGACATTGAATCTCCCCCTCTCTGATTTATAGTATCACATAAAGGAATGCAATATTGTTTTCTGCCATAGAATTTGATATATGGCGTAACTCTGTCTGCACAATAATATCCATCGCCACTAAAGAATCCCTGAGTATACATACACACTCCAGAATTTTCCGAAGGTCCACAGATTATTGGGAATGCACATTTGATTAGCTTTTCACCAACCTTGATGTCTTTAAGCTGTTTACGGGTATCTACTGCCTTATGATAGGTTCCAGTATTAATTGGAAATTTGTGATAATCCGTACATTTGATAGAAGTGCCGTCGCTAAAGGAAATTTCATACACTTGTGCATTATTTTCCATAAGTTTTGGCTCCACTTCAGACCATTCATACCCATTCCACACCACACACTTATGACCAACAAGTGATGCTATGGACGCATAACCATTCTCTGTCAGAACAAGAGTGTCACCTGTAACACATGGGTTTACTCCTGCATACTTAAACCCAGTGTTTTGGAGAAGATTGTAATTAGCAATACGATCCCAATATAGAATACCAGGTTCAGCCATCTCCCAGTTGCGCTGAGCAAGAAGCATAAAAACTTCTCGTGCATTTACAATCTTTGTAATCTCTGAGCCATCTTCCATAGTGAAATGGAGAGTAAAGTCTGAACCACTTTCCACAGCCTGCATAAAAGCGTCTGTCATGCGAACGGAAATGTTCGCTTTGGTACATACATCGAGATTGGATTTCAAGTTAATGAACTCCACAAGGTCAGGATGCTCACATGAAATACTTATCATTAATGCACCGCGTCTTCCCTCTTGCCCGATAAGACCGGTAATGTAGCTGTAAAAGTCCATAAAGCTCACAGTACCTGATGTGCTTTTAGCGGCATTATTGACCGGAGCATTTTTAGGTCTGAGATTGCTTACATCGACACCACTGCCGCCTCCATAACTGAATGTACGAGCGAGTTTAGAGCCAGCCTCAAAAATGGACTCCAGAGAATCCTGTGGCGGTGTCAGACAGTAGCAATTACTATAAGTAATCTTTCGGTCAGTCACACCACGATTTGAGAGTATTCGCCCGGCGAAGATGAATTTTTGTTCTTTGATAAGTTGTCGGATCCGCTCATTGCCTCCTGATACACGATCCAACCATCCTTCAAACGTCTCATCTCCTTGCTGATATTTGTTGTGCCAAATATCAACTGATAGCTTCTCATTGTTCAGCCATTCCTCAGCAGTCATGCCGGGATTGTCTGAACAGCTATCATTTGGTTTGATAGTTTTTGATTGTTTCATATAATAAAAATATTGGGCCGGACATAACGGTATGCCCGGCACCTAATAATAGATTAGAGAAACCCAAAGTAATGTTTCAATGCCAAGATCACTTCTGTAATCCCTTCTATAGAAGTAAAAACCGGCACATAGCCAATAAAATCATCATTGGCTATTTTGTAATCACTTATTGATAATTTTTCGACATCAGCTCGGAACGCACAGTATTCTTCATCAGAAAATGGTTGATCACTTGAACTGAGACGTTCTAAAAGGACATCTACCCAGACTGGAGCATAGAATTTGTTGGCTCCTTCCGGAAGATTAGATTTTCTGACCTGAGATTTGAGGATTACAAGTACCAGAGGCAAGATTTCTTCCAGAGCTTGAAAATCTCTGGTGTGATTGTGATTTTCGAGCACAGAGACGGCTTTTTTCAAATCATCAAGAGTATAATTATTCATTTCCATACTCTTCGCCCTCCCCACGCTCCAATTCTTCGATGTGTGATGAGAGTACGGACTGTATGTATTCCATATCTCTCATCTCATTCATCAGTCTGCTGACTTGTTCTCCTTGGAGCCAGTTTAAGACCAAAGAAAACGTAAGCAATATCAGCAGTAAAACAATTAAAAGATTTTGTTTCTTCTCTTTCATTGCTGAAGTTTTTAAGAAACACTGCTTTCATCACTTGCGCTCGTGTGCGCTCAAAAAAATATTCATTGCGGTAGTTTACGAACACAGTTACCCCTTATAGGGGGTTAAACTGAAGTCTCGCCCTACTCGCTGTGCATTGCTTATTCATTGCGTACAGTTATACTGTTGCACAGGGCAAAATCTTATTTATAGTCGCACTTGCCTAATGATGATAATGCGGATCATCATTCCTACCCCGCGACTCTCGCTATATCCCTGCGAGTCTCAGACGTGCCCGGTGGGTTGTGAATATGCCGTCAGCACCATAGGTGTTCTTGAAGTTATCTCTCGGCTCATAGAGCCTTGGCATTATCATTTGCCGCTCCCTATGGATTTTTCGTCCCAGAGTGTTTCATCTTACTTGCCAACGACTGCTTTTTGCATTAACTTTGCATTGCATCTATCCACGCATCGTTGTTGTGCCGGATTGCCATGTTGCAGAAGTTAAAGGCCCGCTACGGCTTTCAATGTTGTACTGGTAGTTGCTTGAAACACTCAAAGCTGGCACCAGGCAGTGTTGTGGAATTAGGGGGAAAAAGAATAACCCCCGCAAGCCAAGGTGGTGTACGCTTACGGAGGTTAGGGAATATGTTGATGATGCCTTCGGCGATCAAAAATATATTTATTATCTTCGCTTGCCGAAACACCACGTTCAACATTGCGATGCAAAGTTAATGCTAATTATTCTTCGTTCCAAATAATTTCGCAATAAAGTGAGATTATGGATTTAATTTTAACATTTATTTGCAGTTGCATTTGTTAGTCTTTATAATGCTCGCGTGTGCGTAAGAGATTTTAACTATACATCATAATATATAATTAAAATATTATAAACCAGCGCATTATAACATTTTTAGTATTCAGTATTAAAAATTTTTCAAAATTATTTTGTGGTATCAAATTGTTTTCTTAATTTTGCCATCGAAAACCTGATGACAGCAACGAAAACCAAATGACATGACCAGTATGAAGACATGATTAAAGGAAAAGGAAAGTTGCGAAAGGTGGTCGGACACACTTTTATTGACGAGTTCAAGAAGGTATGTGAAAAGCTGCCCGACAATGAAAACTATCTATTCGTTGTTTGTGATGATACGCGAAATAGGAATTTACCTTATCTGTCCTATTTTTTCTCAGTGGTGCTGAAATACATATCGGACTCTTTGCCCAACCATCCCGGCACTACTGCACTCTACCGATATTTCGAGGATATGTTTGCTCCGATTCATACCGTCGAAATAGATAATGAGCAGTTTGAATACTGCGACTTAAAATCGGAGAAAGCAAGTGATGTCAACGGCGTTATAGAGAAAGTCGTTGAATATGCCCTAAAGGAATGGGGCATTGAGGTTCCCCGTAATGAGGACTTGAGAGATCCTGAAATGCGAGAACTGCATAGCCAAGCCTACTTGAATCAAGAGGTAGATTGGAGCAATTTTATCTCTTCGCGCAAATTATCTAAAGATGAGCGAAGAAAAAAGAAAACTGAGCGCATTTGAAGCGTTCCAGCAAACACAACTCACTTTTGCCGAGGCAGAAGAAAAAGCAAAGCAAGAAGCCGGTGCCCCCAAAGTAGAGAGATTCCGTATGGGCGAGGACGGCGAGTATTCAATCCGCGTATTGCCTCTGGCACCCTCTTTCGACAATGAGGGTAACATTCTCCCGATGGATCGTAAGGGCTATGAGTATGCCGTCCATCAGTTCTTCCTGGGAATTAAGGTTCCCAATAAGAAGGGTAAAAAGCCAAAAAAACTCAGTATTCCTGTCATTCGTACTACCGATAAAGAAGTCGGCAAGTCAGTTGACCTTCTTGACACCTACGTTAAGATTGCCAAGGAGATGTATGGTGATGACGAGGCTCTGATGAAGCTCCTCACCAGTTCTTCGTATGAAGGCGGTATTCGCTGGAATTATCAGCACGCACTTATGGTGCTTGATGTTTCCAGTGACAAGGAACGTGCAAAAGGTCCACAAGTATGGCAATGTTCACACAGCCAGTACAAGGATCTTGATGCTGCCAAAATGCGTCTTTGGGCCGAACTAAAGGCCGATGACGGTCAGGATACATGTCCTATCAGTGGTTTTACTGACGCTTATCCAGTTAAGGTCATTCGTAAAACTGAAAATAATAAAACCAGCTATACGATTGAAATTGGTCGTAAGACACTTGACATCACGGAAGCTGAAGCTGAGAAGCTGCTTGAACTTCCGCGCCTCCCCGAACAGCTCTATCGTTACACTCGTTATCAGATGGAGGCTACACTTGCGTTCCTCCAGCAATATGATGAGGAACACGATATGGAAGTCTGCAAAGAGCCTGACTTTATCGAAGCTGTTGAGACCTTAAAGGGTGAACTGCCGGCCGATGACACATCACACTTTGACCTTGCAAATGCTTCCGGTAAGGATAGCGACAAAGATGAGGTCACTATTGATTCACTCTATAACGAGTATGACAGCATCGTTGATCAGGGTTTGAATGAAAAGTCTGATGAATATCAGGAGCTCCGCGAGAAGATCCGTATGTTTATCGAGGCCAAGGATCTTGACGTGCGTATCTCTCGCACAAAGAACAATCTCCAGCTTCTTGAAGAAATTGATGAAGCTCTCGATGCGCAGGCCAAGCAGCCTAAAGAGCAGCCCAAGGAAGATCCGACTCCAGCTCCTGCACCGGCCCGTCGCCGTGCTCCCAAGCCCAAGGCAGAGGAACCTGAAGAAGATCCCGAAGAGGGAGATGATGAAGGGCAAGATCCTGACCCTGACGAGACTGAAGAAGCACCGGCCGCTCCTGCACCGGCACCTGAAACTGGTCGCCGCGCACGCCGCGCACGTCCGGGAAGTGAAGCTGAAACAGCTTCAGAGCCTGACCCAGAGCCTGAAGCTCCGGAAGAGAAAGAAGATGAGGCCCCGGCCTCGGATTCTGTACCTCCTCGTAGACTTCA